CAAGCTCTTTACGAACCCTACCATCTGCAACCACATTATTATATCGCTTAGTGGCCTTCTTCTTCCACCAAGATATCACATTTTCAAGTTCAAATCTATCATAGTTTTCTGCTTTTGTCAAGATATTTTCTTTACCCAATAAAACATTCCTTACATTATCAAAACCGTATTCACTCATATAAAATCTTTTCTGTGTTGTTATCTCTCCAGCCTTTGCAATCTCTTTACTAAACAATTCATATGCTTTTGTATCATGTTGTTTGAGAGAAGCTTTTATAATACCAACCATTTTGGTTTGTATCTTCAATTTACGACTTGATGCTCCCTTATGAATAAGTTCTTCGCCACCATTCTTTTCTGTAAACCAATCTTTTAGTTCTGGATATATCTCTTCACCTAGTGTCAACAGAAACTTGGACATTGTGTCACCCTTATACCTCAAATATGGACGCATACCGTCATACATTGAAGCACCTTTGATATTACCATACAAAGATGTGGTTTCAAATAAGCAAAACTCTGTATCGTATTTTTTATTCAACTGTCTACGAATATCAGAAGAACAACAAATTGCGGCAAGTAATTTTCCGCCCAAATAATTGAATCCAGCTGGTTGAACGGGAACAATATTGAAACCCATTATAGCACGTTTATTAAATATATCTAAATCTGGAACATCTCCAAGATAATCATTACGAGGTTTAGAATTAATTAATGGTGAACCAAATCGTATAAAACCAAAAACCTTATCTGTATTGGTTTCTTTAACAATATATTTAGCAGTCTTACCAGGATTTTCATCTGGTGAAAATGAAGCAGTTTTTTCCAACATTGCATTAAATGTTTTGGATTGCATTTGAACAATAGAAAAATCCATATCCTCTGGATGCATATCAAAATCTTGAAACATATCATCCTCTAGACCAAAGCCAGGTAGAGGTGTTGGAATATTCTTTACACGTTCAATTTTTCTAGCACGAAAATAATCATCAATACGATTAAAATCTTTGAAGTAGTCCATTAACTTAATTGATACATCAATTGCATCTTGTTTTTCAAGTATCATGGAGCGGGCAGAGGGGATCGAACCTCCATCATCAGATTGGAAATCTGAGGTAATACCATTATACGATGCCCGCATTTAAAAAAAGTCCTCTAACGTACCTTGTGTACCATAACTGTCATCAATTTTCCACCGTATCTTTTCCGTTATAAACCTTAATGGTTCTACAAAGCTCTTGGTAAACTGTACGTCATAGTCTATTCTATCCATAATGTCAAGTTCCTTTGGCATAAAAGTTAAAAATGAAAATGCACTTGATGTATAGATATTTGGTTGTTTCATATGCAGAAACTTTATCTTATCACCTTCCTGTATCAAAGGATATTTGTTAGACAACTTATGTTTCTTCACCAGATGATTATATAGAATTGCACCCTTACAATGAATGGGAGCTCCCTTTGCAAACATACCATTGGACGATGAAAACTTTTTAAGTCCATTTACCGAGCGGGGATATGCAATATCCTCTGGCGGTAATTTCATAAATTCATCTCGAAACTCTTGAATAAAATTATTTAATTCTTTCTCATCACCCGTCATGATAATGTTCAATGCATCCTTAATCTTTTGTCTGCATACAGCTGGCGTGGATGATTTAACTGCTTCGATACCCATGATTTTAAGTTGTGGAGTTTTATAACGAACTCCTTCAATATCCCATGCGTTCAAAATATACCTTTTCTTGGCAGTCCAAATTCCTTTGTCAGCAATCACCTCTCTTGACATATCCATCTTTTGTTCATAGGCATTCATACTCTTAGCAAGAGCCGTATAACTTTTGAGAATAAAAGGTTCCAACTTCTCTTTTGCAATCTTGTCCAAGAAATCGGTAATTCTGCTAGGTTCTGTTCCCTCCTTAAACATCCTACTAACCAATACGTCAAAAGTGATATAAACCGAATCGGTATCAGACGCAATAACGTAGTCCTCGTTTTTTGTCTCCAAGATTTTATTAAGGTAGATGTTAAGAGCCTTTTCAATCCATCGTATAGCCAACTGACCAGATGTTGTAATTGCAGTAGCAACCATGAGATCAAAATAACGAAACCAATTATTCCCAATAGCACCATACGCCGAATTGAGTGATATCTTCTTTGCCATTTGGATGTTGTTATATCTAGATATATCTTTGAGGAGCTGGGGGTCTTTAGTATCCTCATATTTCTGCTTAGCTTCGAGCATAAGTCTTTTGTATTTTGTACGATCATTGTACATAGTCTCCATTATTTCAGGCAGAAATCCTCGTTTGTCTTTTCGAAAGAACGCACCATTTGGAGTCATACAATATTGAGTATCGTTTTTAACTTTACCTTCAAGTATTTTATCAACCAAACCATCTTTCTTTTCACTTGGAACTAATGTCTCTGGTGAAATATTGTATTGCATAATCAAATGTGGATATAGAGAATTCAAATCAAAACTCATAACCCATTTATGCATACCAACTTGAGGTTCTTTTACATATGCACCTTCAAATTTCTCTACCTTCTCTGACTTTATTTTTTGAGGAATAACGATATTCTTTTCCCGCAAATAATTATATATAAGAATATCCCAATAACGAACTGAACCAAGCACATCTGTATAGTTGACCTTGGCATCATAAGCCATAGTTAAACATAATTTGATAAGTCCCATCTTGTCTTCTAATTTGTCAACAAGTTCAACGTCATTGATATTGTACTCAATAAAGGACTGATAATCCTTGGTATACCATTCACGAAAAGTTTCAAAGGGATTGCCTTCTTTACGCTCACCTAATTCCACAAATGCAATATGATCTAATCGGTATGACTCCTGAGCAGAATATGTAAACTTGCGATACAGATCAAAATAATCTAATGCTGCAATACCCTGTATATCATATATCTGATGATGTCGGCCCATTTGATAAACTTCACGATCTTTTACTCCACCCCAAGGAGATAGACGTTTTAATTCATCCTCACCAAACAGTTTTTTGATACGATTACAAACATATGGTATATCAAAGAATTCAGAATTCCATCCAGTTATAACATCAGGACAATGTTCTGGTTTGTCCCAAAATGCAAGAAATTCTTTTAATAGATGAACTTCACTCTCACATTTTACATATGTTATGTCTTCACGATCTGTTTTAAAATCACCGATACCCCAAACAACAATACGTTTGCTCTGATGATTTTTGATTGTTATAGATAGAAGTTCTTCTTCTGCAAGTCTTGGCGAGGGAAAACCATTTTCACATTGAACCTCAATATCAATTGTGACTATGAGAAGCTTGCCTAAATCCCAATCAACTCTACCCTTATAAGTGTCAGCAATATAAGTGTAAGGATATTGGGTATTTCCATATATAAGTTCTGGTTGAGATTTATGATTTTCAACCCATTCCCTAGCTTCTTTCATAGTGGAAAATGTCAAATCAGTGACATAACCGCCATCAAGATTTTTGTATGGAGTTTGTTTTTCTACAGGAGCATAAAGTGTGGGAGAATATCTTACTCTAAATTTTTCACGTTTATCATTTATGACAGCACGAACAAGAAGATTGTTGCCCCACTGAAGGACATTTGTGTAGAAATTCATGTAATAACTATATCACCTTTGGAATTAATTGTCAAGGTCAAATTTGGTTGTGATAACATATTTCCTTTGAGGATTAACCATGACATTAGATCGTTTCATAAAATCACGATTAAATAAAATTGGACTTCGACCCTCTCTATTATCTAATAATATTTCAACATTTTTATAGATAGTTCCAACAAATTCTATATCTAACAAAATAGCATATCTTTCTTCTGTATAATTGTTTAAGCCGCCAACATCAACCTTTACAGTTCTTTGAAGTTTGCTTGTTACTGTTTTACCTTCATACGACCAAGTAATTTTTTTACCATTAACATCAATATTATCAGCATGAATAGTTGAAGCCGATGCTGAATTACCTGTATCAAATTTTGCTTCTAAATTGCCAAAGGGTTTTATAGTTACCATTTCTCTATGACCAATTTCCAATGCTGTATATCGCCAATTTTCTCTATTCTGAAAATGAGTAACCAATTCTTTAATAAGATTTTTGCCTGTTGCTTTTTCAATACCTTCTGTGCCTGGAGAACTATTCACCTCTAACACAAAAGTATCTTTGTCATCCTTAATAAAATCTACAGCAGTCCATACACCATTTACTGCTTTATCAGCGTTAAGACAAATTGTAATTTCTTCATCATTTAACTTGTATTCTTTAACTTTGGCGCCTTGAGAATAATTACTTCTAAAATCTCCCTTCAAAACATCTCTACGCATTGCTGCTTGAATTTCACCATTCAATACAATTACACGAACATCAAAATCAGATTTAATATATGATTGTAAAAGTATTTCAGTACTTTCATCTTGTTTCCAAAGCAATTGTATAAGAGAACTAAGTTGCCTTTTAGATTCTATAAAGATAACGCCAATACCCTTAGAACCACGCAATGTCTTTAATATCATCGGATATTCTTCTCCAATGATATCTAGTGAAGCTTGAAGAGTTTCTTCACTTTGTAATAAAGTAGTTTTTGGTGTTGGAATACCAGCATCAGCTAATCGTAAAGCAGTCCAATATTTGTCAGCACACATTTGAATTGTTGCTCGTGAATTAACACAACAAATTCCTATCTTCTCTAATTGAGAAACCATATCCATCCAAGCATCTCTAGATGCTACAGACCCACGAACAATAGTTACTGTATTATCAGCAGAAATTTCAAATCCTTTATTATCATCAGCTTGAAAAGCTTTACCGTCAGCAATTTTTCCCGATTCAACAAAAAGAACGTAAGCAGGTATACCCAAACTTTTACATTCATCCAAAAGTCTTTGTGCAGTATGAAAGTATTGGTTGTTATCCGGTTTATTAGAAAGGATTAACAACCGATAATTATCTTCCTTGGTTTCTGTGATGAAAGACTTGAACTTTTCCATTAGGATTCTTTCTTCTTACCTATGTTATATTTGGTTTCTAATGACCATTCACTTTTTTCATTAAATGATAAAACTTTAATTTGACTTAATGGAGCAACTTCTTTTACCTCTCCAATTATATTAATTAAACCCCAATCATTCAATAGATTCGCAATCGTATTTCGCCGTGCAATATCATTTTCAGACAGATTGGTTTTCTTTCCATCAAGAGCAAATAACTCTTTGAAATGCACAATGTAATATCGTCCTTGCTTATGTAATATGTGGCAAGACTGATATAGTTTTCTTTCTTTTCTGGAAGCAACACCAATACGAGATAGAGTCTCTCGTACCTTCAAAAAATCATCAGGTTCTTTCAGCCTAACTTCTAGCATATGCTCCTGTGTCCAATTAACTTCTTCCATCTCTTCCACCTTTATTTAATCTTGTTTTTATGGCAGAAATTTGTTCATCATTTAGTATATCAAGAGCGACTT